CGCTTGTGGCGTTTTCAATGTAGTGCGCCAACTGACCACAACCTTTACCGGCTTGCGTCTTTTCTACAATGGTTTTAAACGATGTCTCATTGTTCTCAATGAGCAGTTTCATTGAGGTCGTGGTTGTGGCTTTAGGTTTTTTCCCGGGTAAGCTGGCTAGGGTGTTCTCATAAGTTGGTGCGGTTAGCTTGGATTTGATGTGCGTGTCGATGGCAAAAAGGGTAAACACGCCCCCTGCTTGAATAATTTTAACTTCGCGGGATTTGTTTTTCTTGTAGTTATATGTGCCCGGTACGCGTAGTACCCTAGCCGCATCAGCCGTGCAGTTCCAGTCGATGTTAAAGCCTTCCTGTTTACACAGGCGCTTAAAGTTTTCGGCTACAGGTTTCCACTGAGCAACTTCGGCTTCTTCGTCCAAAGGCCAATAGATATGAAAGCCACCCCCTGATGACACAACAATAGGTTGACCAAGGTCCAACAGACCTGTGTCTTCCATAAACTTCTCGTACGCAGCGATTGCTTCTTCACGATTTGAATAGTCTTTACCTTCGCCAATATCAATGTCAATAAAAAGCGCCTTCAGCGTTTTGGCGTTCTCAGCCGTACGCTTGCCTTTCTCTTTGAAATTAGCAAGTGCAAAGTAAGCATCTTTTTTCTCAGACCCAGCTACTGCAAACAGATCAGCAGTAGTAATGATCTCTTGAAAAGAGTCTACAAAAACATGTTCCTTCTTAGGCGTCGTAAATTCCGCAACGCAGTATGGACCCGAAGAAGGAAGAACCGCCGCTAGAAAATCTAACGGTTGCATAAATTCCCCTTGGTTATTTAATACTGCGTTGGTCTAACAGTTTTTCAATGCGCTTAATAAGTTCTCGTTGCACAGCAATCGGTAAGCTTTCCTTATCAAGCCACAAATCTGCGTACCTGATAAGTTCTTCGTCCGTTAGGGCCTGTGGTTGAAAGTTGTACATAATATTCTCCACGCATCGTCAGTCTGACTTGTTTGTCTTAACACCTCAATAACTTTAGCAACACGTTCTTGATACGCGAGCGTGACTTCAGTTGTTCCGGTGAACCAGTTGTAAATCGTCTGACGACTAGCGCCAACGATTTGGCTTATGCGTTGCATTGATACGTCGCGTCGCACAGCCCAACGCCCAAGGTCTGTACCTAGCCCTTTGGGTGCTTCGTTAATTGTTTCAATGATTTTTTGTGAGTAAGGCATAGCAGTCCATAGAGGGGGTACTCACGGTGTGTTCAACAACCGAATCCCACATTGCCGGATTCATCGTTCCGCTTTCCCCCCAAATCGTTAGTTAGTCGTCAGTATCCCAGTCAGCAACTACGTTGGCTAAATTACTTTTAGCCTTGGGCGCGGGTGCTTCTTTTTCCTTGCGGATTTCGGGTTCTTCAACTTCGTCGTCGGCTTCTTCAACCTTGGCTTTTGCTTTTGCCTTTGGTGCTTTGCCTTCTAACGCTAATGGCTTTGCTTCTACCTTGTCAGTCTGCGACACGGTCATGGTGATTGCTTTGATAGCATCACTGGACTTCCCTTGTTTAACGCAAGACTCGTGCTCCTCATCAGTCAACCAACGCATTGCTTTAAAGAACAACTTAGGCGACTCGGATTTAGTGTCAAACTTCATGCGTGTAACAACCATCTCAGGACCCACACTCTGTGCGCCCAACCAACGTGCGTACGCTTGGAGCGGACGGTTATCACCATCTTCCTTACCAAAAATTGATGTGGCAGGCAAAGTCAACTGTAGCACGTCGCCTTCTACATCGTTAGCCAACACCACCGCTAGGCGCTGAGAGAAACGGCAAGCGCGAGATTCACCGTTGCCTGAACCTTTAATGTTCTGTGGGCAAGATGCACAGGTTTGTGCCTGTGGCTCTTTTACGCTAGCGTCAGGGCGGTCGCCGTCAGCAGACCAACATGCAGGCGGTGCAGGGTTCTCAGGGTTGTAGTTCTCAGCGTAAAACGTACGGCTGATCTTACCGGCGGCGTTTACAACCACTACGTCAAGATAGCGGTCTTCAATTGCGGCAACTTCTTTGCCGTCTGAAACTAAGCGGAACACTCCGCCCTTGATGGAAATGCGCTTACCGGACTGACCACCGCCACCGGCTAGCGTTTTAGCTAGTGTTGACAACTCACCAGATTTTGCGAAGGCAGGAACCTGCGCGGGGTTAAATGCGACTACGTTACTCATGTACTTCTCCTTACTTAGTTGGTTTGCGGACGGTTATCTGGTACTCCGTGTCCGAGTTCAAGCCGGGGGGTACCAGCCCCGGATTTTCTTCCAAGAACTGCGACATGTTGGTCTGCGCAATACGCTTCTCAAACAAGTCTAGTACTTGATGCTCCAAAACAAACTGCTTAAAAGAATCCCAATCAGAGGTTGTGTAGCGTGTCTTTGTACCCAACATGATTGTGCCTTCATCAGTACGCACACTTTTTAAACCCGATGCAAGCATCGCATCTTTCATGGCGTTACTAATTTCTTGTTGTTGCGCTTTGAGTACTTCAATTTGCGTTTCGTACTCTTGGGACAACACTTGAATTTTTGATCGTATCTTGCGATACACACGTGCTAGTTTATCTAGCGGTATTTGTTCTTCTGTCATTTTGTAAGGCTCCTTATAGTTTTGACAATTTTGTCCAATATTTTACTTTATGTCAAGGACTTCTTCATAGAGTTTTACCAGTAGGTTGTTATCCTCAACACGTTCAGCCAAGCGCTTGAACATCTTCTTTTCAATATCGCTACCTTGTATATGTATTACTGTTACTTTGTCACTCGTTTGTCCCTTGCGGTCTGAGCGGGCGCAACATTGAATATAGGTTTCCGTGGACATAACCGGTCCCCAAAAGATGACTGTGTCGGCGGCTGTTAGTGTTACCCCATGCGACGCCGCCTGTGGCTGTATTACAAGGACGCGTGGGGAATCCGTTTCTTGGAACTCTTTAAAGATACGAGTTCGTTTGCTTGGTGATATATCACCATGAATCTGCTCAGTAGTTATGCCTTGCTGATTCAAGTGCGCTGTGATGGTGTCAATGCTGTGCCTATATGGGGCAAACACTAATACCTTTCTGTCTGTTTCTTCTAACGCTTCCATGAGAACCGCTAAGCGTGGCGTGCAGTCAAACTCCACAACCTCAGAGTTATCTGTGTAAGCCGCACCTGCACTTATCTGCAACAACTTATTGACTTCAGCGGCGGCATTTACAGCCGTGATTGTTTCACCTGCGGCACGCACAAGCATCTGCTCTTTGAGCATGTTGTAGTACTTTTTCTGTTGTGGGGTCAACGGAACCTCGCGTGTCTCCGTAATCACAGGGGGTAGATCAAGGCATTGTGCTTTCGTGTAGCGTATTGCTGGCTGTAGCGCGGTGTGAATCTTTTCTTGTGCGTCGCGCTTCGGTGCCCACTTAAACATGGTAAGTTTGTTCATTGTTGCATCGCGCCATGCCGTATAAAATTTAGGCACACCGGCAGGGTTTACTAGCTTGGCTAACCCGTACGCATCAAGGGGAGATTGCGATGCAGGCGTACCCGTCATCATCCACAGCAACGTGTTAGGACCAAGTATTTTATGCAAAGCCTTCCACCGTTTAGTGGTGACATTTTTATAAGCGTTGGCTTCGTCCGCAATGATGAGGTCAAAGCGACCGTCGTTCACAATCTCGTCGGCTATAAGGTTCAAACCATCGTAGTTAGTGATGACGAACTCGTAGTCGCCCTGCACCATCTCAATACGCCGTGTAGCTTGCTGATGGTGCGCAATGATCGCCGAGCGGTGAATGATGCTGTTCTGTAAGTCTTGCATCCACGCCGAGTGCATGATTGAAATAGGGCAGAGTATTAAACAGCGTCGTACCTGTTTAGTCTGCATTAAATAATCAGCCGCCCATAACGCCGAAAGTGTTTTGCCCGTCCCCGGTTCTGAGAACACGAACGCACGTCTGTGTAACGTGAGGAAAGCCGCCGTCTCAATTTGATGCGCCATGGGTTTGAAGCGCCCATGCCACTCGTAGCGTGCGGTGATTGGTGACGGAACATTTTTAACGCCAAGGTTTTTAAGCACGCGGACTTCATCAAGAC